GGTTATGCCCCTTTCCCGTTCAACGACGGGATATGACCTGTACTTTTTGTTGGTCGAATTTAATATTTGACTACAGGTTCGTTGCTAGGTAGTCCACTAGTGATGTTTTTAATTTTTAACTAAGAGTAGATTGTCAGGATAATCAATTTTGCTCTTGCGCTGAGTGCGCGGTTATCAATTTATTTACAAAATTGATGATTAGTTCTCTATACCTTTACAGATAGAGTTCGTTTTCATGTCGTTGGTTTGACGTAGGTGTGTTTTTAATGGTTTCTCGATGAGATTTTTCAGCTTAAGCGTAGTTGCGCGAATCGCACAACCATTTGTTGGTGTTTTAGTGTATGTAAAGCATCTTTTTGCTCAGACTTGTGTCGCAACAATGGATAGAATTGAGAATGTGATATTTTCTGGATTAGATCGTATTATAACTAGATGTATAACAAATCGGGTTTCACAACCCAATTGTCATTCTATAGTTGTTTTCACGTATGTAACCGGGGTTTTAACCTGGTTATTTATCCTTAATTCAATTATTGATTCTTTTCCTATGTTGGGAATAAGCTTAGCATGGTGTAATGCATATGTTGTATATTTTCGAATTGATCGAGTTTTTGATCGAATTCGAGGGCATGTGTTGCGAAGATATTTGGTGGTTCCTGTGGGAAGACGTTTCCCATGATTTTGAAATTTGAAATAATGAGACAAAACAATTTAAGTAAAAAGACGCGAATCGCGTCTTCTATGAAAGTTGAAGAGAGTGTTGATGCAGGAGTAGAAAGTAATGATATTTTAAGTAATATGAGTAAAAACAATTTAAGTGAAAAGGCGCAAATTGCGTCTTCTAATTTTAAGGTGACTGAAGAATTTGATGATGTAGGAGTTGAAAGTAGTGATATTTTAAGCAATATGAGTAAAAACAATTTAAGTGAAAAGGCGCAAATTGCGTCTTCTAATTTTAAGGTGACTGAAGATTTTGATGATGTTTCCAACTATGTTGGGGATGGTTTCGACGATTTTGGACGATTTAAGCCGGAGTTGCCGGTGAAGGCGAATGAGAAGAAGGTTGCAAGTGTTGAAAGTAGTGTTAAGTGGGACCCAACAGTCCCTTTAGAATACTATGTTTCGCGAGCACCTGATAGTTTTGTTAAGATGGTTAGTGCAGGCTTCCCAAAGCACGTTGCACATAAGATTATGGTTGCTCGAGAAAATAATATTACTTTGTCGGTTAATTCTAGACAAGTTCGTAATAAGCGTATTGTTCAGCAGGAACAGAAACAGTTTGCCGCTACAAATAAAGAGGAACGTGAGTTTAATTCGATTACTCATAGTAAGAAGGAATTGTTTCATAATTCATTTGATGTTGGAGAAGTAGCAAAATTTTGGCGATTGAGTTGTGACATGTTTTGTCCGCGGATTCCAAAACCTTCAAAATTCGAGCATAATAAATTTATGACTTGGGTTAATGGAGAAGTTTGGTATTTGCAAACTCAAATTAAGAGTAAGAAGCAGTATGTGACGGGGAATGAGATTTGTCGATTATTGTATTATAATCGAGTATCTAATATCCAGTCGAATACAACGCAGTCTTTGTTGCTTTCGAGTGTATTTATTGAGGAGTTTGGTGATGACAAAGGATTTACTCCCTTACCAAATATGTTATCTAATTATGTTGACTGGAGTTCTGTTAAAGTTGCTCCGTCTTTACAAATTAGAGGTTTGCATATCAAATCGGTTAAAGATTTAGAGTTATTAAGTCCGCTATTTAAACGACATAAACCGTTGTATACTAAGTCTTTAGCTTATTTAAATGGTGATGTGTCTGTGGATCCTAATAGATTACAATCGGAGTTAGTAAAGATATTTCCTATTCAACTACAAGGCGGTAGTTGGTCAAGTTTTTCGGTTAAACATGATGTAACTGTAAATGTACCAATATTTAATGAAATCCGCCAGTCTATTGGTGGATTAGCTGAAGGGTTAACTGATCAGATGTTATCTGTTGTCGCGTTAGTTGTAGCTGTCTCTAAGTCAAGTGATTGGCTTGGAGTATGTGCATGCATAACTTTATACGTACAAGGTAATCGCTTTGTCCAATCAATTATTTTGGACAAAATAGCGGCGGTGCAGAAAAAGTTAATTTCCTACCAAGGTGAAGCTTCTTCCCTTTGGGAATCTATGAAGCATGGAGTTGGTGATATCTATCAGTTGATTGTGTCAACCTTAGCAGCTTTCTTTATTGACAGTTTAGGGTCGGTGAAGGAAATTTTAAAACCACTTCTGGAAACATTGGTGTTTAGTACAAAGAGAGCATTAACCAAAGAGTCAGGGATTGTTCTGGCGAAGAGTTTAACAACTTGGTTCTTTGATATAGTTAATAAAATTAGGATGTGCATAGACTCTCGAACTTTATATCCTCTTTGGGGTCCCAAGTGGAACCCCGAGATGTGGATAAGAGAGGCAGAGGCGCAAAAGAATTATTTTTCAATTTTAACTATTCAAGCTGCCTGCAATCCCCAAGCTCTTAGTGAGTTGGAGAGGTTGCGAAAGGAAGGTGTTATTGGTCAGGATTGGGTTTCTCCCCTTCCGTTGGACCAATATCTGGCTAAAATGAATGAGCATATTGTGCATGGGGCAGAGCTTGAAAAGTATTTTCATGCTATGCCCCTTGTAACTAGTAAATTGTATTCTGTTCGTAAAATGCTTCAGGCATTTTATGACAGTTTGCAATCAACTAGTATCGGTATGTGTCAACGAGTTGCACCATTTGGTATTTTTATGGATGGGAAACCTGGAACAGGGAAGACTGTTTTGTCGAGGACGATTATAAAGGCGATTGGAAATCTGAACGGGTTTCTGACTGATGCCTCTGCGATTTACGATTTCCAGACTGGGGTAAATTTCCAAGATGGTTTAACGCAGACGCAGTGGGCAGTTGTAATGGATGATGTTGATCAGAGTCCTGCCCCTTTGGCGGCAGGAGTTAAAACGTATGTTGAAGAAGTAATAGCTCTAGGAAATAATAAACCATATGCAGTAGAAAGTGCTGCAGTTGAGTTAAAAGGAAAGATTAGAGCTAATCCACTTGTTATGATGTTTTTGAGTAACTTTAAGAAGGCTCAGGTTGATAACAAAACTTTTGAACCACAAGCTTTCTTTAGACGCTTTGCAATATATGTAACAGTTACTGTGAAGGAGGAGTTCTCTCTTCCAGATGGTAGATTGGATCCGCAAAAGGCGTTGCGGCAAGAGTCTATTGATATGTATTGGTTGTATGTTAGTAGTTACTCTGCGAAGAGTTCTAACTACCGTAGTAAGCCAGTTCGTATGGATTTTCCAACCTTTTTACAACTGGTACAGAAGTCATTTAAGGAACACTTACTTTTTCAGCAACAGCTTGTTAAACCCACACAGAACTTAGGGTTCTGTAAAAAGTGTGGACTCGAGGAAAAGTTTCAATGTGAGCATGTTAGAGTGCCTGTTATGGATTTGTCGGGTTTGATTTCTCAGGCTGAACAATGTGAAGTTAAGCAACAAGTTGAATTACAAGGGTTACCGGTAGGTAGTCTGGTTGTGTCTACGGCGTTAGTCGGTGGTGCGATAGCCGTGCACCAGTTAGCAAATGAAGTTCGGAAGAATTTGGCAAATGGAGGGTTTGGCTCAACTGCCAACACTGTGAAGTGGTGGCAGTTGGAGTTTAAGCGTAAAGAGCAGGCTATGGTTGTGTCTTTAGCAGCTGCGTTTTCTGTAGTAGGTGTTAAGTGGGCTCTAATTGAGCGAATTTATCCCGCTTTATACAATAACTTATTTGTTGAGCATCAGTCGATGGTTCGAGACAAGGGAGTTAGTGTGGTGAATGATAAATCGTGGGATAGGGTACTTTTAGATGTGAAACCGGGGTTACCTCCCGTGATGAATGCTACTTGGACTAAGGATGAACTAGTTAATTCCATAAAACAGAATATGTTTTATATTGGAAGTGAGACTGGGCCATCTGCTAAGTGTGTTGCTATTTCGCATAATTGTGTGATTGTACCTACACATCTAGTTAAAGATAAAAAAGATGTGGTGTGTTGTTCGATGAAAGGTGTCAAGGTAACAGTTGATCCTTTGGAAGGTATTAATCTATCTGTATTACCATCAAATCCGGAAATTGCTATTTTGCGAATTTCGAATTTGTCGGGTGCTACGGGGATTTTGACGCGTATACCCATGGATATTGACGTTTCCGTGTGCGAGTTTGATGAAGTTGAGATCGTATCTGATGATGTGATTTACAGTGGGCAACCAAATAAAGTTTTGTTATATGGAAGAAATAGGATATTAACCACAGGACACCAGACAAAGCTTGGTGACTGCGGTGCTATTTATATTTCTCGTAACAGAAACAATTGGTTTGCTTCTGCAATTCATTTCGCTTTAGATCATGGTTTCCATGTGACTCCTAGGTCTATGGGTGCGATGATTAGTAGAATAGAGCTAGAACGTGTAGCCGTTTCGATGAACGTTAGTCTACAGGGCTTGACGATAGTGCCGAATACGTTTTGTAAGATTCCTTCAGATATGCGGGTCGGTAATATGAATCCTGTTAAGTCTGAATTAATGGCTGTGCAGGCCCATCAGGGTGTTAGATTAGAATTTTTCGGACAGCTTTCCCCGCCGATTTCAGGATCTACTTTGAAGTCGAAAGTGACTAAGTCTTTGTTGTATGATTCTTTGCAGGAGATTGACTATGAAAAATCAGTATGTGGGAAACCTAATTACTGGTGTATTCCTGCGTTTAGAGGAAAGATGATTGATGGAGTGTGGAATTCTCCCTGGACAAATGCTTTTAAAGTATGGAATACATGTAAGGTTGATGAACGCTGTTTTATTTTAGCAGTGTGTGACTACTTACAAGATATTCAAACTTTGAGAAATACTGATTATAAAGTGTTATCGGAGCAGGAAGTTATCTTAGGAATTCCAGGGACGTTTGTTAAGTCGATTAACTTGGCTACATCTGTAGGACCACCTTATAATGGTTCTAAGTCAAGATTTATAGCTCGTGATGAAGTATGTAGTGAACTAGATCCAAAAATATCTAGTATTTTAGATGCAATTAATGAGATTCTCGAGGAGTCTATACCTTCTGTTATTGGCGTTTGTACGTTAAAAGACGAACCCATAAAAGAAGGGAAAGTGCCTCGAGTTTTTGTTAATCTTCCTAGTAGTTACAATATGATTTTGAAACAGAACGGCTCATGTTGGAAATCGTTTATTCGGTCCCATCCTACTTTCTTTGAAAGCATGGTTGGAGTGAATATGACTTCTAATGAGAGTTCTCGGATTTTGGATATTTTAAAGTCTATTGATCCGTCCATGACGAACTTGTATGAAGGTGATGTAACAATGATGGATAAAGCATGGAATGGATATTTGTTTGACTATGTGGCGTTAGTCGTATATGCAATCACATATTTTATTGGATGTGACTACAGAAAAGCTGAACGTTTAGTGTTATCTTTAAAACATATAACTTATTCTATAAAGAACGATTTGTTTCGAGCTTTCTGGAATCCATCCGGAAATGACGAAACTGTCGAGATTAATGGTTTAGGTATATCTCTTGGGGAGCGATATGTTTATTATAGAACCCATCCATTTAGGGGGGACTGGGAAAAAGTGTACACTTGGTGGCGTACTTTTCGAAATGATCCACTCCCTCCTAAAATCAATGAGTTAAACTTTAGACAACATGTTGCCTTAGTAACCTATGGTGATGATAGTGTTAAAGCTACCTTATTACCCTTACACCCAGAATATCAAAATATCTGGAGACAAGAGATTGGCATGGAGATGCAAGATGCTGATAAAAATAAAGAAATATTAAAAAGAAATGTTTTAGAAATTTCATTCTTGAAAAGAAATTTTAGATTCGATGAAGAGCTAGGTTATTATTTACCATGTTTGTCAGAGAAATCTATGGCGAGAACGCTACTAATGAAAAAGGAAAGTATTTTATCGAACCGAGATCATGCTGCTACTGTAATAAGTGAACATTTGAGAGAATGTGTCTATTATGGACGGTCTTATTACGCTAGACGCTATGCGATTATGTCTTGGTTAGTTAGCGAACATGACTTATTTGCTAATTCGTACTTAGAGATGAAATCTTTTGACTTTTGGGTTGGTAAAATGAAAGAAGGTGATTTCCAGACATGGAGTACTAGACCTTTTTTCCGACCAGACGTTATAGACGTTGGTGATCAACTAGTACAAACTGGTATCCTTCTCCAGTCAAAAGAAGGAGATACAAATCTTAAAATGAGTGATGTTAATTTAGCGAAATCGGCAGAGTCTGCTGATAATATTGATTTAACGCAATATACCCAAACCCACCAAACTGGGACTATCGTAGTCCCATCGGTGGAGATGTCTCGATCAAATGAGAGTCCAGTTTTTATGCAGCAGATGCCTATCAATAATTTAGATGATTTTATGCTGAGAGATACTTTTATCACAGCATTTCAATTGTCGACGGCTGACACTGAGCAAACTGAACTTCTCAATTTTGATCCTTGGGATCTTTTTGTGAACAACGCTGCTATAGCGAGTAAGTTGGCGAATTACTCTTATATTAGGGGAACTATTCAAGTTATCGCTATCCCCACTGTACCCCCTGGGTGCTATGGAAGATATGTACTGTCGGCCGTGCCGACGGTTGGTAACGATGATATATCCCCATACTTTCAAATGTGTGTCCAGACGGATCACTATGCGGAGTTAGATATGGCGGAGTCAAATGCTGTAGTCTTGCAGTTACCATGGGTGTCTTCAACAGATTTTAAAGATATTAGTGACCTTGCAGGTATGTGGGTAGTTAGATTATTCTGCCTAGTTTCGGCTCAGCCAGGGTCGAATAGTGGAATTTCAACTGCTCAAGTCAAGGTGTATGCTAATTTGTTAGATGACTATGTTTTGTCTGTACCCCATTTTCAAGGAAAATTGAAATATAATAAAACTATGGAGAAGATGGCTCCGAAAGCAGCGGCAAAAGCTTCAGGGAAACCTAGTGCTCATTTGTCAGCTATTTCGAAAGCAGCGTCCATGGTTAAGGAGGTACCAGTAATTGGGTCAATGGCGAGTGCAGTGGAATTTGGAGCTTCCGCAGCGTCGCAATTGCTATCGGCGTTAGGTTTTACAAGAGAACCAAAACCAAGAGCACCAATGCCTATTACTTTTAGGTCTGTTACAAATGTAGCTCGTTTCGATGGAGATGAATCAACTGATGCGGCAGCATTGTCAATGTATAATCAAATTTCCATTGATGCTACTTTAAATGGATTTAGTAAGGCGGACTGTCTATCTTTAGATGATTTATTTGATAGATGGACAATTGTAGGTGCTTTTGACTGGGATACTACTGATGTGAGTTTAGATACCTTGTATACTCTACCAGTGACTCCGTTTTATGGAATGGAGACAGCTACTGATACTGTCGCTTTGTGCCCAGCCGGATACGTTGGCCTTCCTTTTACTTACTGGCGAGGTGACATGATGTATAAGATAGTCATCCCAGTCAGTAAATTTCATAGAGGGCAGTTGCAGGTAGCATGGGTTCCTAAATCTTCAACTCCTTCAGGTGATATAACCAATATTACCCTTAACACTATAATTGATGTCACGAATGGTGACACAGAAATTTTAGTTGGATTTGCTAGAGAGAGACCTGTCTTGCATAATACTATTATTATTGAAAGGCAGTCGCACGGTGAACTTAATTCTGCTAACGGCGAGTTACATTTTAGAGTGATAAATCCCTTAATTGCACAAGTCGCATTGGCTAACACTAGGGTTTATGTTTATGCGAAAGCTATGCCAAATATCCGCTTTGGGGTACCTAGGGATCTAATTCCGTGCATTCCTAGCACTGGAGTATCCCGCATTGTTAATTTGCGCGAGAACATCCAGTTACAGGGTGCTTTTGGTGATGAGCCATCG